GGGGGGAAAACTCTTGAGAAGTTTTTTTTTATTCGTCTTTTATATCAATCTCTTCTTGCGTATCATCAAACCTTTGGATGACTTCTTCATCCATGATGAGACACACCGCCTCTTTAAATTTAGGATCCTTCAGTTTCTCAAGCCATTTTGTAGCTTGAAACTTGTGTTCCTTTCCTTTCTTATCTTTAATGGTATACCACGCTCCAGTCTGTTTCATCTTATCAGAACCAGATAGTTTGATTGCAGTGAACCAACTCGCCTCATCTTGGATCCCAACATCGGAACCCCAAATAATCTTAAATGTACAAATTCTTCCTTCAGTTCCAAAGCGAGACTTCTCAATCTTCACTTTGACTTCCGTTCCTATGCGGTGTCCTTTGTCGTTATTGACGTATCCGGCTTTGGCTTTACGTTTTGTAAGCCAGATCCGCTGGGAGCTAAAGTACCCAATGGCCTTACCACCAGGAGCAATCCATGGTGTGGTCATTGCCTCCGCAATGTTAGAAGTAATATTAGTCTTAAGTTGATTAATAAGAACTAACGTGCATTGGTTGTTAGCTAACGGAATAGTGATCTTGGGAAAAGCTTTGGAAAAGATTCTTGGCTTAACAGCCATAGATGATTGAGGATTGAAGTCTCCCTCTATATCTTTTTCAGAGGGCGTTGCCGCAATACTATCCCATACAAACAAAAATTGTTGTTGAGGATACTCACTCATCAAAGTTTCTATTTCACCTAAGACTTTTTCAACACTGATTGCTTGAACATAAACCATATCACCAACGTTGCATCCCGCCTTGGCTAAAAACTTATCATCCAAAGCAGACTCAGCATCAAAGTACACAACCGTGTGACCCATCTTCTGAGCATTAGCCGAAATTAAAGCAGCCATAAAAGATTTACCAGAAGAAGATAGGCCAGCAATCTCTGTGATTTTACCTACAGGTATCCCAGCTATTTTACCTCTGCAAGTGATGGAATCTAACCAGCGTGAGCCAGTCGGAATCCATTCTTTTACAATGGTCGGACTATCTTTTGATAGGTCATGAGCCACATTAAGCCCAGTTCTTTTGTTGATGCCTTTTCTCAGAGCATCAAGATCAATTTTTCCAGCTTTCATTTTTATTAACTCTCCCATATTAATTATTCCTCCACCGCAAAACGCTCAAGACTATAAACATAAAACGGTGGTGAACGATAATAACCATTGACTAACTCTGTACCATTCATTATATTAGCAGACAAGTTTCCGTCGTCATCCATAAGAGGGATACCTGTTTCCTCATCAACTTGATAAGAAACAGACATATTAGGAACCCGATAGAGCCCGTCAACTTTGTTAACATAAGAAGAAAGGTAAGGAGCTATATCCTGAACCCACTCGTCTTCAGTGATATCAGGATAGTTTTCTCTGTACTCTGTTAGCATCTCTTCCGTTGGGGGAGTAAAGCCCCAAATAAGATTTTGGGTCTTGAACTTTTCAAGAGCCAAGTGCCCTGGTGTTCCTTCTCTAATGAAGTCACACATATTTGATGTGTCCACAAGTGATTGTGCTGCGTCCATCTCCCAACCAGTAATAGCGCCAATACCAATAAGATCTTCGGTCGCAGTACTCTCAACAATATATTCTGGTGCAATTCTGTGGGTAATCTCACAAGATCCTTGATCTCCGAGGCCACCCCAATCATCCCATACAGTAAGATAAACTTTCTGTACCCCACAATAAGGCACATCATCGCCGTCATCAAAACAGCCAATACCATCGTTGTTAACGACGGTTACATTATGAAAAAGAACCATATCTGGTTCATACCCCCAAGGTTGATCATCTGGATCAGTCTCGGGTATGGGATCTTCTTCCCTAGTTACAATACCGCTAGCGGTATCTCCTTCTTTGTCTCCTGAACATGCTGTTAGGGACAAGAATAATAATAAACTTAACATATTTTTAATTTCCTTATAAAAAAATGAGGCACCTGTAACCCCGTGCCTCCCTGCGGTTTCAACAGGAGAATCTGTATGATAAAAGAGGGGATCTTTCCAGCCAGCCCCGTTGCTCTCATTAGAATGTTAGCTTTTGTTTCCACCACTGGAGGGGGCATTACTGCGATTGCCTCCAGAATTACCTTTGGGAGTTCCACTGGGTGTGTGACCTGTTGGCCAACCACCAGCATTACCTTGCCCTCGACTTGAAGGACCTTTCGAACCTCCTTGGCTTCCACCTTTACCTTTACTCATAACAAGCTCCTATAGGATAATTTGATTTTTTTTTAGTGGGAATCATAACCCTAACTATTTACATAGAAAAGTAGGCCCAAATTTAATTACTCGCCTGGGCCGCGTGGCGACTGATACTAGTCACCCATAAGCTTCTCATACGCTGATTGTACCTGTGATTTTTCACTATACTTGCTAGTCTCAGAAGAGCCAGACTCTGACGACTTGTCAGAGGAAAAGCTCTCATCAAGTATCGTCTGCACTTCATCGGAGGAATGCCGTGGGAAAATACCTGATATGTCTGGGATGGACTCAAGCAAATCACCACAGTCAGCAACACTCTCATCGCATAAAACGGAGGGACGACGACGAGGTTTAATTTGAGTCTTGGGGAATGACCCTGGAGTACCAGGAACAGTATACGTCAGAACAATGTCCGTACCTGTCTCGGGGTCTGTGATATCACCATAGTCTGGATCAAGAACAAGCCCTAACAAAGATTCATAAGCCATCTTTCCATATGACCAGACACGAACACCTTTCTCTTCCTCACCTCGTATAAGGACTGGAGAGAAATAGCGTTTGCGAACGAACAACTTCTTTGCTTCTCGCTTAGCATTCTCGTCATTGCCTTCTACACCTTCTCGCCAAAGAGAGGATGCAAACTCGCAAATCGGACAATGCTCCCCGTGATTCTTTTTAGGACAAAGAATCCCAGGATTTTTCGCCACATTATAATGGAAATGAAACTCCTTGAAAGGGTCTCCATCGGCTGTGGGAAGGATTCGAAGGGTTTGATCCCCTTCAGAGGGACGCCACTTAGTGCTATCCTCTTTACCCGATTTCGGGTTCTTGGAAGTTTCAAGCTTCGCTCTCATTTTTGCAATATCTAAACTCATAATAATCTCCTTTGTTGGTTTAGTTAAGGTCAGCAGGATTTAAACCTTGCCGCCACTTATATTATAACATAGTTTTGATACCTTGTCAAGTATTTTTTAAAAAATCTTTGGTCTCCTGTGGGTGAAGTTTTTATATTCGGTTCGTTGTTAGTCACCAAAACAACGTTTGTAAAAAAAAAGTGGACCTTTTTTCCGAGAAGGCCCGTAACTCGCTTCGCTTTAGCTAAAAGTAACACTCTCTTGAATGGTGGAAATCTTTCCTACGACTGTTGAGTTGTTGAACGAACGGTATCCGTGCGCTTCTACATCATAAACAGTTTCCATAGGACCTTTCAGAACCTTTTGGTCTGAGCTATTTCCTTTGAACGTTAGTGGAATATCTCCCCATCGCACAAATCGCATGGTTCTATTGGAGCCATCCGCCTTAGTAAAGGTACCAGTGTGTACCGTAGTGTTGATTGAATTATTACTCATGTTAATCTCCTTTTGATTATTGTTTAGTAATTTGTCTTTGTGACTTATATAATATAACCTATTATATAGATTATGTCAAGTAAAAAAGTGAAGTTTTTTTAAGTTGGTTACTTCACCTAACAACTCACCCTTCCTAACAGTATATTTATAAGACCTCCTTTTGGATAAAGTGTGTATATTTTATAGAATAGAAAAAAGAAACATCAGATTGGTTCTCCCAAAGTCCGAAAGAACATTCAATTTCCCTCTCTTTATATAATGTAACACGTTCACGAATGTTTGTCAATAGCTTTCTTTCACTTTTTTTAGTTTTTGTGCTCACGCTATAATAATAAGCGCACTCCGTCTCGTTATCAAGAGGGAAATATAATTCTTCTTTGGGTTCTCCAATCTTTCCGACAGCGACAGTTCGTATTCTGGACGTTTCTTTTGGTTCATGCAGGTTTCCAACTATCGGTTCCTCTTTTTCAAACCAGTCGAGTGTAATAAGAAAATTAGAGATTGTACAATTAATCTTATCATACATCGTATCCAGTGGAGAATCTCCAACAACCTTTTCAATCTCACTGTTCGAAAACAAGTACAGAGATTCAATCATTCCTGACCTTGCGTACTCTTGTAACACGTTATAGACAAGTCTGTTTTGCATTGTCTGTGTCTTGGATAGAAAAAGAGGATCAGGATAGATGTAAGCAACACGGACTCGACGTTCTTTTATTTGTTCAAGAACTGCAAGTGTTGCTCCAGAGATTTTACCTGCTCCAGAAAGCACAAGCCATATGTCCTGCTCCTTGCCTAACCTTAGTTTGTTTCCAAGGCGAGGCACAGAAGCCTCATATTCCTCATGCGAAGCACACAGGGGTAGCCCAGCATCAACATCAAGGTAAACACCCTTCACGGACGTATCAGACCCCATTAAACGCACAATATTGCAACCAGCTTGGCCCAATCCAATAGCTATCATTACAACCTCACCATTTTACCAAGATTTTTACCGACACTAACGTTGCAAGGAAATTCTCCAAGGCGAGTATCTTCGAAGATCTCTATAATTTGAGGCAAAAGGTGCCTCTCTTCATAGGGCATGTCCAAGACTACACTATCATGGATAATAAATGCTACACTTGTTTTTAAGTGTCGCAAGTATCTATGAATCTTATTCACTTGAATGATGCAATTATCTGAGGAGCAAGACTGGAGCAAGTAATTAAGAGCATGAAAATCATCAGACTCAATGCTTCTACCAAATGGGGTCTCCACAAGCCCGTCTTTGTAATACTTTCGTAGAACTGCTGTTCTATCATAGAACTCGGTTTCAATCTTGTTGGAGTTTGGGTTGTAGAGCCAAGCGAGGAAGCTTCGTTTTGCATCATCTCGGCTCTTTTCATCTGCAAATACGTTAGTAACATTCCACTCATGTATATCCTCCTGTGGTTGTGGTTGTTCTGAGAGAGAAAGTAATGTTCTCACCTCGGCTGCATTATAATCAAGCTCAACAAACGATCCCCACTTGGGAATTATGGCTGAACGTAGTTCTTTTTTAAAATTAAGGATGGGAAACGATCCTTCTTTTAGTCCTAGTCTCCCTGTCTTAGTACCAAAGATATCATATTTAACACATGGGGTTGTTCCATAGAACCTGTCCCATATTGATTTCGCCTTCGGGTCTTTCAAATAGCGTGGCTTTAAGAATTCCCAGTTAAGTTTAACCTCTTGTTCGGCTATCTCTCTTGACATAACGGTTGTATCAAATAGGAAAGAGTAATTTCCTGGTCGAGGTGTATTCTTTATCACATGTTTTGTGATTTCATTTTTAAGGTTGTAGTAATGTGCTAAGTGACGAAACGGAACGAGATTATAGAAACAAACATCATCAAGGTTAACCTTTGAATTGACGAATGATCTCAAGAATGAATGAATTCTGCTCTTGCGAACAGTCCATCGCTCTTTTAAATGATCTGGACAAGCTTCATCCAGATTGAGACCGTTGCAATATAGACTAGCAAGCTCAATGTCCATAGTTTCAAATAGTGGATTGTAGGTCCAAGTCGCTGTGAGATCTTCTGCGATTTTTCTGTGTTCAATTTTTCCATTTACGAATACTCCTGTGCAATCTTTCTTATCATCAATAATCTGAAATATCATTTTTCCTCCGAACGTTCCCGAGTTCTTTTTGCCCACCATGATATTCCACCGTGAGCAAATTTATGTTTAACTCGGTACTGTTCATTAATATAACGCATTGAACGACTGCTGTCAAGTAGCTTTTGGAAAGAAAGTGCTTTTTCTTGTATTCTTTTTCTTTCTGGTTCGTTATAGAGGAAGTTTTCTTCCCAGTTTCTTATTTTGATATATATAGGTATCCAATAAGTCATATTATATTTCTTTAATAGTGTATTATTATCTATAATATATCTATAGTTTCTTCTACCTTTAGTATTATCTTTACATATTTCAAATTCTTTTTCATATTGTCTAAACTTTACAAATTCATTATAACCATTCTGTAATGCTTTAGATAATAAGTTTACATCCAATAGATAAGTTTTTATATAATATTTTTTAAAAGTTTG